TGGTCCTTTACCAAGTTTAGCAGGATTAATTACATCTCTGTAATATTTATCTGGATACGTCATATCCAAAAATTCTTTATCAAGTCCTTTCGCTACATTGGTAATGTTATCTAAATTTTTTCCTATTACATTTTCAGCCATTATCTTCTACCGTCCGGTTTTAGATCAGCTTGAAACGTACCAAATCTCCACGATTCACCAGATCCTGTATTTTCTATCTTAATATTTGCATATCGTCCTCTGGCTCTCGTGTCAACTTTTGTTGTAGTTGATGTAAGAGTAAAAGGACTTAGTGTTGATGTTGATGCTGTATCAGCAGGATAAGCTGATACTGAAATAGTTACTTGGTTATTACCAGTTAAAACTTTAAAATCAGGTATAAATCTTCTCATAGATAAAAAGTATTCACCAAGTCCTTGATCTGTTTGTAAAGCAAAATCATAAGACTGTGCAAAAGAAGTTAAGGCTGTTGTACTACCATTAGGATTAATTTGATCAGTTCCTATTTCGTGTTCAAATAAAACACTTTGACCCAATCCACTTTCACCTACAATAGCAGGAAACGTTCCTGTATTAGAACTATTATAAGCTGAAGCGTATGGTCTTGGATAAACTAAAGAATCAATCCATGTTGTTCTAATAGAATTAGTATTTGTGTTTGTATACCAGTTTCCTACTTCACCTGCTGGCGCTGCTGCACCATAGTTATAAACAACAGATCTATCATTAAATGTAGATCCTGATGTAGGATACCACCATGTAACTTCTGTAAATAGATTATTAATACCAGCTACTATTTGTTGACCTTTTGTTGTATCAATATCTTCATAAACAAAATCTTCTACAGAACATGGTAATGAGTTAACTGTTCCATCAAAAGCAAAGAAACCATTATTTGACATCCAATATGCAACACCATCTATCTCAATAGCTGCATTTTGTCCTATCAAACCACAGTTCGTACCTACTTGTTCAAATCCAAATGTAAACGGTGCACCTACAAACTTCATGGTATAAAGTGCATTATCAGTCCATACTAGAATATTTTCTTTAGCTACTAACGCACCCATAATTTTTGTACCGTCTTGTAGTCTTTGAGATCCAGCTGTATTAGTTTGTTGAATAGCAAACTCATTTATATTTTCATCAGCAGAGAATCTAATAAACATGTCATCTTGAGTTGATGCTGTACCAATTGTTGTTTCTGTTCCAAAGTGAATTAAGTGTCTTGTTGTTGGTGATATTAAAGTTGATCTTGTTGCTGTTGGGTTATTAGATGTAGAAAATCCAGAAGTAGAAGTAGAGGCTCTAGTTGTAAAACGAGCCGCGATCCCTGCATTCCAAGTAAATGTTTTACCATTTAATATTGTAGCTACTAAAACTTCACCAAAAGTATTTAATGACCATAAACCAGGTTCAAGTGTAACAGCTGATGCGGTTACCGCTTCTCCAAAACCTGTAAAATCTGTAGCGTTAGTTACTGTAGAACCATTTGCATGCTCTACATCAGCCGTACCACCTTGTGCTCTTGTTACACCAGATATTGTATTTGTACTTGTGTTGTTACCAGAGTAAGTCATTAACTCACTGTTAATTAATAAAGTTCCTGTTGAAGGTAATACAGATGAATTTGTTACAACAAAAGATGTTGCACCTGCAGCGATTACACCACTATTATTAACAGTTGTTGTTGCAGCTCCTGTAATTGTACCTCCATAATTACCAATACCAAATCCATATCCATATGTTTGTGCAGCCGGACCAACAGGCTCGTAAGGTTTTAAGGTTATACTACCTCCTGATGCTGATCCTGTAGAAACTGTTGATTGTGTAATTGTAAAAGTAGTTGGAGTTGGAACTGTAATAACTTGAAAATTTTTATCTTCAAAGTCAGATGCAGAGTAACCTGTACCACCTGGTAAAGTTACGCTATCAAATAAAACAATATCACCAACACTGATGTTGTGATCGGAACTAGTTGTGATTGTACAAACCGCTGTTGATCCGTCTGTTGCAATTGTTGCACCCGTGATATCAGCTTTTAAAGGTGTAATATCAAAAAGCTGTCCTTCAAAATATATAAGTAAAAATTTATCTGTGCCAATCGCAACGTATCTATTTCCATCTAGATCTACAAATGCAAATTGTTTTCTAGCAACTCCTACAATAGTATCTGTGAGAAGTGATTGCCAACCACCAACTTTTTCTGGTAGACCATATCTAAATCTTACATTATCAGAATCTACCCATCGACCAACAGCACCTACTGAAGTGTCTTGTTTGTCTATACCTGGCGCAAATTTAATTTGTTGAAGAGCCATCTTTTAGCTCCTATGATGTGTAATTAGTTTTGAAAGCCCAGCCTCTTGTTGAATCTATATAAACTAATGTTAAGGCTTGACCATTGTTTGATAATACTAAATTAGATGTACCTGAATTTATAGGTTGGCTATTTCTATCAATGGTTAAATTATTTGATCCAAAAGTTCCTCTTGCATCTATAATTGTAACTTCATCACCTGTAGAAGGTGAGGCAGGTAGTGTAATAGTTATTGGGTTAGCTGTTGTGTTTGCAAGTATCTGTGCGCCCGCAACAGTTGTGTAAGGTGAGTTAGAGTCAGTTATAGTTACATAACCTTTTTCAATAATTCTTGTTGTTGTGTTTGTACCATCAGAAACACAAAGTAAAGTTGCTCCTGGAGGCACAGGTTGAGCTGTACCACTAGCTGTTAAAACATCTAATGTTCTGTTTGATGTGCCTCTAACTGTTTCATCACTAATAATCCAAACTCTTTCAGAACCTGATGGCATTGTTAAAGTTCTGTTGCCACCTAAAGTTCCAGATAGTTTTAAGTAAAAGTTCTTACCGTTTGATGTAGCACCATCTGATAAAAGTAAAGTTACACTTGCACCAGCCATATCAATTTCTTGATAACCACTAGCGCTTTGTTCTAAAATTTGTAAGTTAGTATTTGTGATAGTGCCCCAAAGCCCAGCTTTTTCACCGGTTGCTACTATCTCTAATTTTAAATCTGATGAAAATGTTGATGCCATAATTTTAACTTGGATCTATTGGTGTCCAAACCATGTTTGCTCCTGGAACTATTTCATTCCATGTTATTATACCAACGTCATTTGTTGCCAATGTCAGCGGACTGCCATCCGGACTTACAAGTGCCGTTCCTGATACTGTAACATTTCCAGTTGCTAACGTCAATGCGTTTCCTGTAGGAGAAACATTAGCATCTGCTGTAACTGTAATCGTGCCAATACCCAATGTTAAAGGGTTAGCTGTAACACTTACATTAGCTGTACCTGTAATGCTTAAAGTACCAAGACCTAATGTTAATTGATTTGGATCTGGTATTTCTGTGACTGCGTCAGCTATAACACCTACACTACCAATTGTAATGGTTAATGCATTTTTAGATACAGATACACTAACACTATTATCGGGTCCCGATGTAGCGAATGGTAATGCTGATATTGCGTCAAATCCTAAACTCATAATAATCCTTAAAAGGAGACAGTGAGGTATGTGGTGGAGTCACTGCCTCCATCTAAAGATTATATCACTTTTTAAACCAAGCTGGTAGTCCTAAATGCGGTCTAGTATCATTTATGTTTTTGTCTGCATCTTTAGACTTTTGGTCATTATAGTGTAGAAATACTTGACAACAGTCGTTGCCTTGAAACTCTTCTCTCCAATGTTCTAATTCCATACCTTTGTAAACTAACATATCTCCAGGTTTTAAATTAACTCTAACACCTTTGTTATTGCTAGATACAGTTATCTTTTTACCATCAGGTATACCTACATTCTTTTTAGGTTCTAAATATATAGGCCATGGATCACCACCTAGATTTAATGTTGTAGATATTTCACAACTAAATCTATCTTTGTGTCTATGCAACACATCTCCTGTTTTATATATTCTTGCATAAGAATAAGTTGGATTTAATTTTAATCCTGTTTTCTTTTCCATTACAGGTAAGGTTCTCATTAATAAAGTTTCCATAGCTACATCTGCATAATGAGAATATGTATTTGGAACTTGTTGATCTGACCATGTACCCCATTCTTCAGTAAAATTAGATATATATCTTTCGTCAAACAAAGTTCTAGCTACTTGTCTTTTAAGTAAAAAATAATTGTAAACAAATGTAGCTACATCTTTTGGTACAGCTTCTTTGATGACACAATATTTATTTTTTTGAAAGCTCATTAGCATTACTCCTTTCTTTTGATATTGCTGTTTCAACAACTTTAATATTCCAATGTATAAATCTAAAAGGTTCTAGTCCTGCATCTACTGCAAACTGATGTGGAACATAACCTGGAAATACAATCATCGTTCCTGG